CTATACTGGAATCTCGTATATACAAACATACTCTAATTATTTAGGAAGCCTTATTTCTAATGGTGATGCCGCGAGAGGATGGATTTATCTGCAGTCACAACACGCTTTTCCAGCAAATGAAGGCTCAACTGTTACTAATCGACTAAGCCAATTTTCGCTATTTAACCGAGCTGCTCGCGCTCCGCTAAACACCTCAAACGGAGAATATGGAGGTAACGTAACTATTCGAATCTCTGGATCGTATGACGCGACCGCTTAAACCTTAAGCTTAAACGGAATAGCTTTCTTTTTATCAAGCATACGTTCATAGTCCAGTAATACATTAGCATCAAATCCATGGCTAAGGTTCATTATCTTATTTAGTAAAATAATGTCCTTAGTCAGACAAATTCCATCCGATATTACAACTTGGTCCGTGCCAGATACAACAATAACGTTTTTATCCGGTTGAAAATCAGTGAGAGTCGGCATCTCAACCAGAAGCCTATCCTTGAACTCATTATTCTTTAATCCCGGAAGATGCAATACAGCCTTTCGGCTAATTGAGTAGCCTAACGGTCTATTGCTTTTAGTATTTAGTTTAAAAATCTCGTACCGGTCAAGCTTTTCTGATTTACATACAATATAGATCACAGCCTGTTTATGTAGAGCAGTATTAGTCAAATGAAAGTTTAGGTGCTCCAATACAGGAATCTGTTTTCTTAAGTAAACCGTCATTACCTCAGATAGAATAGCTGACGCCATTCGAACGATTTCCTTACCATTAGAGTCATTCGATTGGGCCAATTGAGATACTATAACCATTAAGTTTTGATGTGCCCTAACTGCGTTTAAATGTGAATCGTAGACCTTCTTATCAGCTATAATAGTATTGATATTTAGGTAGTGAAATGCAATTTCGTAAAAGTTAGAGAAATCAGTCTCAAGCTGATTGAGATACTTTTGTTTTGCGTCCATTAGAATGTACGTGTAGTATTCCAGATCGACAAAATTCGCTTGGCATAGCCACATAGGGTCTAGGACAAGCTTCGGGTTCAAAGGCTTCATGTGTAACCCCGATTTTCTTATTATTTATTTTAGTCTAAAACCGTAATACTCTGCGATAAATAACAAAAAGACAAAATTAATGCAAGTAGTCACCTACAAGATAATTCCGGAACCTGATAAGAACTCGGTTGCGTACAGTAAAAATTATAGAATATTTTCTACTGGCGAACCTTTACCTGGGGCTGTGAAAATCGTGGGATTCGATGAATCGCTTGAGCTTGGAACAGCGGTCTCTACTAATATTAATCGTAAATTTAGATATTCGTTAAACCGTGGAAACTGGTCACTTTGGTATTCCTTTAGCCCAGACGATCTTTCTGAAATTAACGTGCTAGACTTTGCAAATAGCGACGTCTTCTTTGAGGTCAAGTACGAATACGATAACGGAATTAATTACGATGCGCTTACCTCTCCATTAATCGTTAACAATATTAAATTTAGAGTTCAAAGCACTCACATTGATGTAACTCTATACACACCGACCGTTTACTGTTCAGCTGAACGCTGTCCAGCTCTAATCGCTGAGAGAGAAGCTTCATTTAAACCTTATGAAGTTGGAAGTGCGATCGGAATCTCTAAGGAATTGAGCCTACAAACAAATAAATTGTTTGGCCATGAAGTAGTTTACTTTAAAACTGAGCCGGATAGAGATGGCGGAGATTTTATATTTAAAGAGTGGACTCTATTTAAAACACTGGATCGAAAATGTGTTAAAGTAGTAGTTCCAAATAATGTATTCCCAGATAATAAACCTAACTTTACTGAGTTTGGTGTAGATTTTGAAATACCATTTGAGATTCATATCGATAATATCTACTTTCAGTCTATTTTTGGACCAAACACACAACCTCGTAAAAGAGATTACATGTACTTTCCATTAACCAATCGAATGTACGAAATTCAAGGATCTTATCTGTTTAGAGGATTCATGATGGAGCCTCTTTACTGGAAAATTCAATTAACTAAATTTCATCCAAATATCGATATGCTAATGAAAGAGCCTGATCGAATATTCCTTGACAATATTATTATGACAAGCGATGAACTATTCGGTGTACAAGCTGAAGTTCAGACAAATGATGCTCTGGATAAACAACAGTTTAAAACGATTTCGCACAAATTCGATGAGACTCGTAGATCACTACACCCAGATCTTGATAATAAAATTTTGGATAAAACTTTTAACTATGCTCCATTAATCGAGTACTATTACGATATGAGTGCAGTTAAACCAGTCTTGCAAAATTACATAACTACTACCTCAAACACAAAGGAAGATCAGTACCTAAAAACTACTGCAAAACCTTACGAAATTTGGGCATACGAAAGCAGTTCAATTTACAGTGCATGGCTGAATAACCAATTAAATACTGGAGACAGTTACCTAGATTCTACTGGTAAATTAGTCTCAGTTAAAATGAATGGGCCCAAAGATTCTTTCCTTGATCACTTAGGCAAATATGTGGTAGTTGAAGGTTATCGAGACCTGAGCCTAACCTCTAGATTTCAAGATTTAACCCAAAGTTTTGTTGGCAAATTTCAATTCAAGCAATCCGAGCATGCAGTTGTCTATAAAGCAGTTGCCTCAACTGAAGTTACTCCAAATATGACATTTAGCGCGCTAGTTAAATTCAATGCAGGATCACAGACCATCCGAATATTTGATGGATATGATAACATCAATAGTAAAGGCTTAGTCATCTCCTGTGGAATAACTGACGTTTCTGGATTACCTAGCGTAACGATTCACGTAAGAATTAATAGCAGTCAATACTCATTTACTGTTGGCGAATTGTTATACGATGAATGGTATTCAATAATCGTTCCAGTATCCGCTCAATACGGCCAGCTTGAAGTTAACGTATATGAATTTAATCAGGACCCAGCGAATATTAAAAACTACAATCGACTTGACTTAGTATTTAACGGCTCAGCTAAACCTGGAACATTTAGCTTTGTAACTACTCAAAATTGGGCTCTACCTTCTGCTAATTATTCAATTGCAAATGTTAGACTATTTAATACAATGGTTCAGTCAGAGGATCACGAATTTATAGTGAGTCAGCTATTCGTTAGAGACGAATCTACTCTAGCTATAATTGATAATGCTCGACCTCGACTAAATGTACCATTCATTGCAATAAACAAATAACAATTATGTATAAAGATCTAAATCAACAACGTCTTTTTGACAACGTAAATATTGGATTCGAATTTGAATTCTTTTCTCCAATCGGTAGGGCTGAGCTTGCTGAAAAATTGGAAGTATTACTTGGCAAAAAAGTAATCAGCACAAACGAATACAATTCAGATATTGCCGTAAGTTACTCAGAATTCAAATTAGAGCCAGATTTTTCAGGCGGATTTAAAATGAATGAGCTTATTACTGGAGTAATGCCATATAATGAAGCAATTCACGTTATGTATAAAGTTATGAATTTTATCGATGAAAATGGATTCACGACCGAACGTACTGGACTGCATATTAATATGTCACTAAATGAATTTGATCTTGGTTTAAGAGAGCGTCTTCAGAATCTAAATGTTTTTAAGTACATTCTTGGACTAAATGAGGAGAAAATCTTTGACATGTGGCCTTCTGCTAAATCTAGAATTCAAAAGATTTACAAGAATCCAGTAACAAATATTTACCCTAAAAATAAGTTCCTAGCTGAGACGTCAATCGCCTATTCAAAACCCAGCAGTCCACTTGAATTTAATTACCCTCAATCTAAATACTTTGGAATTAATTTCGATAAGTTAAAAGACGGTTACGTTGAAGTTAGATACGCAGGTGGAGCCGACTATCAAAATAAGAGATCTAGTGCAACTAACTTAGTTAACTACATAGCCGAGTCTCTGTACAACACGCTTCAATCTAATTACCAATACTCAATTGATGAACAGAAAAAAGTTCACGATGTTTTGAAAAAACAAAGAGATAACACTCTTGCTCTAAAGTCATACGAAAATTTCACTAAGAATTTTCCAAATATCGATCTTTACGTTGACTTAAAAGATGACCCTCGTATTCTTGAAGCAAATTACCTAAAGGTTAGAGATAGCCTATTTGACTTAATTACTTTTGGCCAAATGACTAAAGGTTCTATTAACTATGATACTGATACGGAGAGAGTTCAATTAAAAGATTCTTCGTTAAAGGAAGGATTTGGAATTAAAGGGCTTGACTTGATAAATTGCTCAATTGAGGCAGAGATTACAGACTGTATGCTTTATGGCTGCAAAGTAAGATCATCACATATAACCGAATGTCGAATCCTAACCGGAAACGATATCCGATACTGTCACCTAGACGAGTGTATGTTTGAAAAAGGTAGCGTTAATCGAATAGACCTTAGTTATATCAAAAGTTCTCCAGAAAGTGTCATCTATGCTAATCTAAATGAGTGTATCGTTAGATCAGGTATTATTGCACTAGATGCAGAAGTTGATAGTAAAACAGAAGTTCTTTCAGGTACAGCAAAAGGCAGTAAAAATCCAATAAAATAACGATTCTTCTTTCAAGTTAATAAATAACTAAAAAGTTAGATACTTTAAATAACGATGTCAATTCAATTAAAAATTTCAAGTGTAAAATCAATTAACGGTGCTAGCTTAACTAGCGTTGTTGATTTGGCTAATTTTAATTTTAGCACAATAAAGTCAGCAATAACTGAGTTTCTATCAGCCGTTAACTTCGATCAAACTGGTGGAGTTTCAGTTGACATTGAAGGAATTTCAGCAAACACAATCATCGTTAGGCAAGGTCTAACTGTATACGGTGCACAGCAACAAAATGGGTCGTATCCTGAAGTAATAAAACTCTACCCAACTGGCGCAATCACCGGTAAAAATGCGGTAATGGAAGATGTAGTTGAAGGTAAAAGGCTTCGACTTAAAGTATACGGAGCAATTCCGCCAACTGGAGTTCCAGGAGAAGTAATCTACATTACTCAACAGGGCGGCCGAATTGAAGGATTTTATGGATATTTAGTATCAACTGGCTGGACGCTACTCAGCGGAGGCGGTGCAGGTTCTTGTAGAGCGGCTGTAACCAGATCGGTAACGCCAAATGTAATTACTGGAGACTCTGCTTTAGTTTCACCAGGATTACTTCCGATGCCCGCGCCGATCACGACTAGTGAGTACTTATTGTTCATTAACGGCCAACAAATAATCATAGGAGATGGCACCAAAGTAGCGCCAGCGTACTTTAGTAAAGACAATGGGACTACTGCAAGTAATTACGGGGCAGTTGATTCAACTGATGAACTTTATTGGAACACTTCTGTTGCTGGATATGGACTAGACGGTGGCGATTTTGTAACTCTAATTTACACATCAGCTGATCCTTATTGCGGAGCAGCTGGCGTTTTATGTACGACCGAAATTGTGCAAGCTGGTCAAAGTTCAACGAATCACCCACAGGTTGGAGTATCGGTTGTGTTAGATACAAACGCTACAGAATCTGCGCCAATCACAGTATGTTCTGTACCAGCGCCGACTCTATCTCCATCTGGTATTTTACCGGCAGGTTATTACTTAAATAATGCAGCAATGGCATTTGATATTTCAACTCCATTAACTATTGGAGCTCTTCTTGAATTTACTCTACCTCAAGCAATGACTGAGCCGGTATTTGACACAGTTCGAATATTCCATAATGTAAATGGAGTCTATGTTGATGAAACTGTCTTAACTGGACCGTATGCTCCTGACTATGCAACTAGAAAAATATGGGCGCAAGTAACCTCATTTAGTCCTTTTTACGCTATTCCTTTTCAGGCTACTCCAACTACAACAACTACAACGGTTTCGCCTACCTTGACTACTACGATCGCACCAACAAGTACAACAACGACTTGTGCTCCAGGCTCAATTAATT